GATGCAGGATAAGCGTATAAACCACCTTGTTCCCAGATGGTTTCTTTTGTAGCTCCAACAACAGCGTTGTAACCAAACTTAAACACAGTTTTGTGGAATGATATTTGCCCACGAGCAACCTGAAGCTCGAACGGCTCCGAAGTCCCTACCCTTGATATGGAACTAACTTCACGAGCCATTCGAGTCTCCTTTAGTTGTAGAAAACAGTCATTGCGGTGCAGTTCGTGAAAGCCGAAACATAAATGTCCGAAACCCGAATGCCTTCTGCAGGAATGTTTACTGAGTGTGAGTCAGACGCAAGAAAGTCCAAATCAAGCACTGTCGCGCCGCCATTACCGTCGGTAATAGTCAAACGCGGAGTACCTGTTGTGGTCAAAACCTGTATCTGACGAATACGCGCAGGACCAACACTAGCAGAACCAGTAGCTGTCAAGCGTTTTGCTTTTACGTCAGAACTTGACATCGTGCTCTCCTATTAAGCGTCAGCAAATGGAGTAGCAAGTGTGCCTGATCCCAACAATGTGCCAGTAACAAGATATTCTGCCGTAGCGATTGCTGTAACTTCCACTACAGAACCCGCGATTCCACCTGTGGTAGTACCATTCATTGAGATCACGTCGTTGGTTGCTCCTGGAGCGAAACCACGAGCCTGTGAAGTTGCGCTTGCGGCAAGAACAAGGTTACCAACAAATTTATCTGTGCCATCTGTTTTAATATCAAGATCAGATGCAGTTGTACCTACAAAAAATTTGTATGAGGCACCGATAGTGTCAGAAGTGATAGTTGGAAGTGTGACCGCACCGTCTGCATCATTGATTTCAATAATGCGACCAACATGGTCGGCGTATGTCAAAGTAGTCTCTGCGGTGAGGTTTACCACCGATGTTGAACCGACTGCGGTAAAACCGCGCTCCGATCTAACTGGACCTGAAAAAGTAGTTTGACCCATGTTACTCTCCTGTCTTGGGTTATGTCAACCACATAATATGGTTGTCAGGGGTATGATTACTATACTCAAAAAAGAAGGGAGGCACAAGCCTCCCTTCTCATTGTTTCACGTGAAACGATATTAAGCTCCAGGAGAGCCAAATACGCAACGTGGGTCCGAGACACCAAAGCTGTAACGCTCACGAGCCTTGTAGCGCACGTTACCTGTTTCAAAATCGCCTTCCATAGACGTTTTGATTGGGCTACGCACAAAATGCTTAAAGCCGTTTGGTGCATCCGTTTTAATGAAGAATGCGTCTGGGTCGGTTAGGAAGTGGTTGACCACATAACCGTCAGGCAACATACCCATGTTACGGAGTGCGTTGATGTCATTGTCAGCAGTTGACGGACGTAGGTTGGATGCCATCAAACGCTCAGCGACAAACTGAAGCGCAGGTGGGATAATCAACTTACGACCCTGCAGAGCAATTTTCAGACCGCGTTCGTCGATGAACGCCGCGATATCAATCAACGACTGTTCAAGTGACGTTTCGTTAAGGTCTGCCGCAGTTGCAAGCTCGTTTGCAAAGTTACCACCACCTACAGTTGGGTGAGCAGTAGAGCAGAGCTCTACACCGTCGCCGATCGTGTAGTTGCTATCGAACGCATTGTTCAGGATAGCCGCCGCTTTGACCTGCTTGGTGTTCGCCATAGAACGAGCCAACGCACGGGTGTAACGAGAGCTGAGGCGGTCGTAAAGGTTATCCTCTACGGCTTCTTCAGTGATCGCAAACGCAAGCGCGATGGTTTCGTGTGTATAGCGAGCAGTAAATGCTTCGTTGGAAGTATCGTATGATACTGCCGCGCCTTCACCCTTTACGGGTGCTTGGCCGAAGCCTGCCAACATGACCTCTTCTTCAAACGCACGATCTGAAGATTCGGTTTCAAAGATTTCGGCATGCTCATTGTCATACCGATCGTACTCCAATCCAAACAGAGCGTTAAGTCCGGGCTCTAGTTCTTTAAGGAGTTGGGAGCGAGTAATAGCCATTTCCTATCTCCTTATACACCTGCACCCGTACCGTTAGCACCGTAACGATAGAAGTGGTTGTTGATTTGGACAATCGCTAGACGACCCGCCACTGTTGCATCGTCGTTAGAAGGAGAATCCTCATAACCGACAATACGCAAATTAAGCGTGTTAGTCGTATTCACAGTTGACACTGCTAGCTCGCCAGAGGACTTACCAGTCGTAGCATTGCCAGAAGTGGCAGTAGCAAAGTTAGCGTTTGCATGGATGGTTGCATCAGCGGCAGCAGCATCACAGTTGATCAAAAAAAGCTGATCAGGATGTGCAGCAATCAGTGCAGTTGCGGCTGTACCAGACTTGACACTTGCAGTTCCAGGCCACTTGTTAGCGAACGTTGGAACCCCATTGAGGTCAGTGTAGTTACAACCAATGAAGGCACCCAGTAGAGGTACTGTACCACCTGCGGCGGCTCCTACAATATCAATCATACCATTCGCGAGAGGGATAACAGGAGAACCTTCATAGATTACACTGGAAGTCCCCGTCGTCGCGGTAGTTTGGATATTGAAGGTCATCACACCATTGGTGTTTGCACCTGCACCGAGCATCTTATACGGACGAAGTCCGAAAGCGGCATCAATATTAGCCATAGCTCAGATCCTTTAGTTATCGGAAGAATTATTTCCACCGAAAGTTACACGAGATTGCCGATCAGGTTTGCTGATAGGCATTGACGGATGTTGTTCCCTCATTAGATCATTGTCAACAGCGGTCATTTGGTCTGCCGTTTGTTTACGGAAGTGTGAGTTGCGCTCTTCACGTGTCTCTTCAGGGAACCTAGCGAGCACCAAACCTCCCACACCAATTACACCAGCATGTTTACCATCCTGGACTGTTGGTGCTTCGAAATCGGGATACTCATCAGCGCGAACAAGTTCAAAGCCTTCGCGTAGGCGAGCGGAGAGGTTCTTTCTATCATCGTAGCCCATGACAGATTCACGGATCCAACGATGAACAAAACCTTCCGGAGCGGGTGGTGCGTCCAGTGTAGACGGGGGTCGCCACGGTTTAGCGCGGCTTGCTTTTTCCCTTGTTTGGGAAGTGCGTGGGCTTCTATCGGTCATAGTTAAACCTTCCTCACGATTGGTTCATACGCATCAATTGCTTCGCGTATTGTTCTTTAGTTATACCAAGTTTCTTGGCGATTGCAACTTGTGATGATGAAAGTTTGATAGATTTCTTTCCACCAGACCTTGCACCACGGTTTGCAGCTCCAACGGCAGGACCACTTCTAGCGCGGCTTTGCCCATTGAATTTGTGCGGAAACTCAGCTCTCATCCGACGATCAATTTCTTGATAGTAATCATCACTTTGCGAATCGTAACCTTCGTTTTCGATAAGCTGTTTATGAATACTAAAAGCCGT